CCCGGTTGTAAAGGTTGATCATCGTCACGTATTCTTAGTCCTCTGGATTTGAAACCAGCTGGTAAGTTAGACAATGTTCCTGCATCAAGCAGTTGTCTTAATGCTGTTGTGGCAGTTCTTGTCAAACCACCAATCATGTGTATTAAACCAAATCCGTAAAAACCTAAACCCGGTAAAAATTTATAATGCACAAAGTAATCATTTTTCTTTTTAAGAGGATCACCTTCGCTATAGTTTCTGTAGATAGATAAAACTTTATTTGAAGTTCTATCGATAGAAACAATGTATGGAAGTTTAATGCCTGTGGGTTCTCCATCTGTACCCATATCTTCAAAGCCTTCTAAATCTAAATCGACGTGTAATTCGAATATTTCAGCCATGTCGTCCATTGTATAATTTGTTGGACTAACACCATCTATTCGATCCATTTTTTCTTGTAGACCAGATGCCTCTTCACCATCATAAGGTTGTAATTCAATATCTCTGTAAAAACCTGAAACTTGTTTTTTACGCAAGTCATTCATAGACATTTTTACAATTTGACATAAACGATCGCAGCTATCTAAATCAGATGCGCCGTATGGAACAATAACATCTTCTGCTGGTACAAATTTTGATGTCGCTCTAGATTGAACTTCATCATAATAAACTTTTTTAAATGCACTTCCTGATAACGGAAGTTGAAATAATAATTGATCCATTTCAGGATTGTAATCTTCCATCACGTGTGTGATTTCATAATTCATATATTCTTTGACACGTTCAGCTGCTTGTTGTAATCGTTCATCTACTGCTCCAACTACTTGAGTTCTTACAGGACCGTCACTAGGTAGGAGTTCGACATAAGCCATCGCTTGAAATTGTGTAACAGCTTGTGCAAGCACAGGATGATTAACACTCGCAGCACCACGAAAAGGACGTGTGCGTTCTTCATATTTAAAACCTAACAGGTCTAGACCTTTTGTGTAAGCTTGTTCCCAATCATCACGAGAAGCCCGATCATTTTCTACTCGTTCAGTAAGCTCACTTGCTAGTCCACCTAAATATCCTTCATCTAAAATTTCTGCTAAGTTTGAATTAAATCCTGATACAACTGATGATACTTCTTCACCAACTATCGCTGACCCATCCTCAATTATTTGTACACTATTTTCAATTTGATCTGGAGGTAAGTTTACTTCTACTTGAGTGCCAACTTCTTCAATATCAAGTTTATCATCACCGCCTGCACCTAATGATTTTGCATCATTAAGATCGCTTGGGTTACGAGATGTGCTGTTAAATTTATCTACCATATTCGCCGTATATATCTGTAATAGAAACTAAACTATCTTTTGCTATATGACCACCATCTTTTTTCTTAAACATGTACATGGGTTCCTGCATTTTTGAAGGATCAAGAGTAATAGTAAACATTTTGACAACTTGAGGGTTAAACTCCTCTACAACTATCAATGCATCATTAATAGAATCTTGCACTCCTAAGGGCACAAATTCTACCTGATCATCTACAAGATTAACAAAAAAATCTTGGTATTGTCCTGGTGCGACCTCTCTAGTTAATACAATTTCTTTGGGACCATATGTATCGTCA